TAAAGGAGATGGTAGAACATGGGGAGGATGGTTCACAAACCCGCCCACTCCAGGTCAAAAGGAAGGTTCTGGAGGAGTTTCACTAGAATCTGGCATCATGGACTTGTTAGAAAGGATGAAAACAGGTAGATTGAAGATTTTTTCTACACAAAGTGGTATATTCGAGGAACTTCGCATGTATCATAGAAAGGACGGCCGAATAGTTCCGTTCAAAGATGACTTGATTTCAGCAATGAGGTACGCAGTTATGTCACTAAGACATGCCAGAGTACATGAAGTTTCTCGTAAGCAGATGCAAGCAGACAGTGAATTTAGTATTTTTTAAGGAGAAGTAAAATGGGTGGAGTAGTTAGAATAGCAAAAAGTATTTTTTCAGGTAGCACGCCACTACCTCAACAAACATGGAGAGACTCTTCTGGTGCAGCAGCCCCAGCTAATATTCAGAAGTTTGGTGATGCAAGCATGAAAGCAATCGTTACTAAAGATAGGTCTGATCTGGACGCACTTGAAAATGAAGTGGAAGCTCCGCCAGCAATTACAGAGCAAGAGACTCTTCTAAAGAAAAAGAAGAAAGGTCGTTATAACACTATCTTATCGGGCAAAGAAGGCTCTTTAGGTGCAGCAAACGTTGAACGCAAGTCACTATTAGGTAATTAATAACTAAAGGATTTATCATGGGCAAGAAATCAGCACCAGCTCCTTTTATTCAGCCGATCACTTCTGTTCCAGATGCAGTGGACAGGACTGAACTAGATAAAAAGAACATAGAAGATGTTGCAAAAGCTAGAGTAGCGAAAGCATCCACTAAAGATGGAGAAAATGCACCGCAAGCATCATTACTAGCAGAGCGTGACTTTTGGAAGAAGAAGGAATCATTACTTAAACGATGATTGAAATCCGTCCTAATGCTGGGCAAGATATTACAGACTGGGTAGCAGAACGAGTAGACGCTACTACGTTTGGCGACAGTGTGAACTTCGGATTCTTTGATGAGGGTAAGTTAGTAGGTGGCGTAGTCTTTAGTGAGTATCGAGTAGAGGATATTACATTCTCTGGTGCTTTTGAAGACAAAAGATGTTTCACAAGAAAAGGATTACGCACTTTCTTTCACTATCCATTCAAACAATTAAAGTGTCATAGAATTACGGCATATACTGAAACGGACAACAAAAGGGCGAACAAGTTACTAAAAAAGCTCGGTTTTACGTTAGAAGGGACAATGCGAGAAATATCAGAAAAGGGAAAGGATGCCAACATATATGGTATGCTTGAACGCGAATGTAAATGGTTAGGAGACCGAAATGGGTAAAAAGTCAGCACCTTACGTACCACCACCACCTGTAGATTACACTGCAGAGTCAAAGGCACGCGAGAAAGAACAGGAAGAGATGGAAACTAAACTTGAAGACACTAAGCAAGAATTACTAGATCGTAAGAAGAAGGGTCGTTATTCTTTATTACTAACTGGTGGCGAAGGCGATCAAGAAGAAGCGAACGTTAAAACACGTTCATTACTTGGCTCAGGTGGAAAACCCAAATGATTGATGACATCCTAAAAAGACTAGACAGATTAGACTCTAGTAAATCACAGTGGTCAACCCACTGGCAAGAGATACTTGATTATGTAATGCCTCGTAAAGCTGAGGTAACTGTCAATTATTCTAAAGGTGCAAAGCGTACAGAGATTCTATATGACTCTTCTGCTATTCATGCAAACACATTATTAGCTGCATCGTTACAAGGCACTCTTACATCAGCCTCACTACCGTGGTTTCATTTAAAAGTTAGAAATAACGAGCTAAACGAATCACGCGAAGTACAGGTTTGGCTTGAAGATTGTCGTAACAGAATGTACAAAGCATTTAATTCATCTAACTTTAACACTGAAGTCCATGAGTTCTATCTTGATATTTGTTCTATTGGTACAGCTTGTATCGAAGTAGAAGAGTCAGATGGTGATTTAAACTTCAGAACACTGCACATTTCAGAGTATTACATTGCTGAGAACCATAAAGGACAGATTGATACCTTATATCGTAAGTTTGAATACACCGCTAGACAAGCCAAACAACGTTGGGGTGATGCTTGTGGCTCTAAAGTAGATGATGCTTTAAAGAATGACCCAGACAAGAAGCTAACATTTGTTCATTGTGTGATGCCATCTAGTGATTACACGATGAAAAAGCAGTCAAAACTGCCATTCGTTAGTATTTATATCTGTAAAGATGACAAAACAGTAGTTAGTGAGGGTGGTTATAACGAAATGCCATACCTAGTAACTAGATGGTCTAAGGCTTCTGGTGAGGAATATGGTCGTTCACCAGCTTATAATGCACTACCAGACATTAAAACTCTGAATAAAGCAGTAGAATTAGGCTTAAAAGCATGGGCAAAGGCTATTGATCCACCACTATTAGTAGAAGACGACGGTGTAATCGGTAGAGTAGTAACTAAACCAGCAGGAATTACTGTTGTTCGTAGAGATGGTGCTATCAAACCTCTTAATTCTGGTGCAAGATTTGATGTATCAGACATGAAAGAGTCTGAATTGCGTGGCTCTATCAAGCAAGCGTTCTTCTCTGACCAGTTAGAGTTACAACAAGGTCCACAAATGACAGCAACTGAGGTTCAGGTTCGTTATGAATTGATGCAACGTCTATTAGGCCCGACTCTAGGTAGATTCCAAACAGAGTTCCTTAACCCGTTGATTGAAAGAACATTTGCTATCATGCAACGTAATGAAAAGTTTGCACCTGCTCCTGGAGCATTAGATGGTGTTGGCATTGACATTGAGTATGTTGGTCCTCTAGCTCGTTCACAGAGAATGGAAGAGGCTACAGCAGTAGAAAGATTATATGAGATGGCTGCTAACCTTGCACAGATCGCTCCTGAAGTCATGGATAACATTGATCATGATATGGCAATTCGTTCTCGTGCAGAGTTGCTTGGTGTTCCAAAGAACATCATGAGAGACCCTAAGCAAATTGAAGAGAAGCGTAAGGCGGAAGCTGCACAACAACAAGAACAGATGGCTGCTCAACAAGCGCAACAAGGTGCAGATCTTGCGGCTACTGTAGGGCCAGTTGCTGAACAGCTAACCCCTGAAAACGTAGAAAACAGTGAAGCTGGTATAGCTAAAATGATGGAGGCAATGCAATAATGCCTAGAGCCATCACACAGCTTAGAAGAGATTATGCAGATTGTTTTGCGACACGAGAAGGTTTAAAAGTTCTCGAAGACCTTAAAGCTGCTTATCAACTACGGGAGTCTTATTCAAAAGGCGACCCGTATGAAACCGCGAGGAAAGAGGGAGAACGCTCCGTCTATCTTCGTATTATTAATATGTGTAATATCAAGAAAGAGGAATAAACTATGACTGAAGAAATGGCCACAGAAGCAACAGATAATGCAGCGGTAGCAGCACCTGTTGAGAGTGATAACCAGGGCGATTGGAGAACTGGATTATCAGAGGAATTGAGAGCAGATCCAACGCTTTCAAGTATTAATGACATCGAGTCTGCAGCTAAAACGCTGATTCATCAACAAAAAATGATGGGAAGTAGAATCCCACTACCAAAGACAGACGAAGAAAGGCAGGAGCTATACACCAAGTTAGGTAGACCAGAGACTGCTGACAAATACGAATTAACAAAACCAGAAGGGTATGATCAATATTACCCAGATGAAACCATGAACACCTTTAAGGAAACTGGTCATCAATTAGGTTTGTCTCCAGAGCAGATGCAAGGGTTGGTTGAGTGGCAGAAAACTGCTATCGATTATCAAATGCAACAAGAACAGACTCAGGGAGATCAGAACGGTGCTGATACTGAAGAAGCATTAAGAAAAGAGTTTGGTGCTACTTATGATAAACAACTAACCTCTGCACAACGAGCGTTAAAAGTTTATGGCACACCAGAGCTACAAGAGAAACTAGCTGATCCAAGATATGGAAATGATCCTGACTTGATTCGACTACTTGCTAATGCTGGTAAAGATATAACGGAAGATTCAGCAATAGGTACTGCTAACAATTCGTTAGTAATGAGTCCTATGGATGCACGTCAAAAGATTGGTCAAATCCAAGGAGATCGTTCACATGCTTACTGGGATAACAAGAACCCTAAGCACATGGATGCTCTAAGTGAGATGGAACAATTATATGCAAAAGGCTTTGCTGAATAATATTTTATGATATGATAAACGCAAGCGGTGTAAAATTCGCTTGTGCCACAGCTGCCCGAAAGGACAACAGCCAGGCAAAAGGTGGTTTCTTAGACTCGTCGAATCAACGTAATAGATAGGACACCCGAAAGGATAATGCCCACTGGAAATATAATTTTATAATAGAAGGAGGACATTATGTCTACTCAAATTACAACTGCTTTCGTTGAACAGTATAAAAACAACGTGTTACACCTAGCACAGCAAAAAGGTTCACGCTTACGTGATACTGCTCGCTACACACCAGTGACTGGTAAGAGTCACTATTTTGAAAGAATCGGTGCAACTGCTGCGGTAGTTCGTACAACTCGTCACTCTGACACTCCACAGATCGATACTCCACATTCAAGACGTAAAGTCTCGTTAGTAGATTACGATTGGGCAGACTTGATTGATCAGGAAGATAAAGTAAAAATGCTTATCACTCCTCAATCTGAGTACGCTATGGCTGGTGCTAATGCGATGGGTCGTGCTATGGACGATGCTCTAATTGCAGCTGCTGCTGGTAATGCCTTTGGTGGTGTTGCGGGTGCTACTTCAATTGCACTTCCTGCAGCTCAAAAGATTGCTGGTGGTACTACTGGTTTAACTTTAGCTAAGTTGCTTCAAGCTAAAGAAATCATTGACTCATCAGACGTTGATCCAGAAGAGAACCGCTACATTGTATGTTCTGCTAAACAGGTTACTGACTTATTGAATACTACTCAGGTGACTTCATCTGACTACAATACAGTTCGTGCTTTGGCTTCTGGTCAGATCGATACTTTCTTAGGCTTTAAGTTTGTTCGTTCACAGCGTTTGCCGATTGCTTCAACTATTCGTGGTTGTCTTGCGTACACTGAGTCTGCTTTAGGCTTAGCTGTAGGTGCTGACATCACTACTCGTATCTCTGAGCGTGATGACAAGAACTATGCAACACAAGTGTTCTTATCAATGGTTATTGGTGCGACTCGTGTAGAAGACGAAAAAGTAGTAGAAATTGGCGCTAAGGAAGCTTAGTAGCAATTAGTTAAAAAGGGGACTTCCTATAAACGGTTGTCCCCACTAAATTCAGGAGAAGAGATATGGCAACAGAAGTTTCCATTTGTTCAAACGCATTACGCAAACTTGGTGACGATCCAATCACTTCCCTAACTGACGATACAGAAAGAGCAAGACTCTGTAACGCCTTTTATGATTCAACAAGGGACTCAGTGTTGCGTTCACACCCTTGGAATTTTGCTATAACAAGAGCAACGTTAGGCAAATTAACATCAACTCCAGCATTTGATTATGCTTCTGAGTTCACGCTTCCAACAGACCCTTATTGTTTAAGAGTTCTGAAGATGCAGTATGATGACTCAGAGTTCAAGGTAGAGGGTCGAAAGCTTCTTTGTAATGAAGATACTGCTAAGATTCTATATGTTGGACGTATTACTGATACAGCACAGTACGATCCTATGTTTACAGAGGTTCTAACTGCTAGATTAGCGGCAGAGCTTGCTTATTCTATTACAGGTAGTAACTCACTGACTAAACAGATGTGGGATATACATGATGAGAAGCTCAAGGAGGCTAGAAGTATTGATGGGTTGGAAGGCTTTATAGACGGCATGATCTCAGATACATTCACCAGCTTTAGAAGATAATGGCTAGAGTACATCCATTCCAGTCAAACTTCACAGCAGGTGAACTAAGCCCCCGTCTTGAAGGTCAAGTAGACTTTAAGAAATACTTTAACGGGTGTTCTAAACTAACTAACATGGTGGTTTATCCACATGGTGGTGCAACACGTAGAGGTGGCACTTACTTTGTATCTGAAGTAAAAGACTCTTCCAAGGAAGTAAGAATTATTCCTTTTGAGTTTAACGTAACCCAGTCTTATGTCTTGGAGTTTGGTAACACCTACATTCGCTTC